GAGGACAGTGAGTCGCAGTGTTTCGGGACTAACAAAGTTCTAAGAGACCTTTACTGCTCTCCCGGTGTAGGCGAGGAGCCTTACCAGGAGCGGCTTCGACATATTCTATGTCGTGCCGAAAAGATTGCAGCGAGGATCTTAGGACCCCTTCCGACCGCCCTTAACGGGAGATTCGGACCCGGCACTAGCTTCGAGCTCAAGGGACAAGCGTTTAGTACGTTCGCGGATAAACTGTGGATAACACCACTAGCTTCTCCAGCCGCACTCGCGTTGTTTGAACACGAGTTCTGGCCCACCCTTTGGGGTCGGGTTAGGTTGGAGCAAGGTCTACCGCTTCCTGGGGTTATTCCCGGGAATAGATTTACCACCGTCCCTAAGGATGCCATAAAAGATCGTGGCATCTGTGTTGAGCCCCTTGGAAACTTGTGGGCCCAATTGGGCGTGGGTGGGTTTATGAAGCGGCGGCTTGCCAATGTAGGGATTAAGGTCGACCGGAGTTACAAGCCGGATGATCCCCTCTTGGCGTTAACTAAGCTGCGCGAGCCCGACGGACAAACTCTTCATCGCCTCATGGCGAGAAAGGGGTCAATGGACGACGGAATCGCAACAATAGACCTGTCTAACGCGTCTGACACAGTGGCTTTTTGGCTGGTTCGGTGGGTAATACCCTCGGATTGGTTTGAGCTGCTGTCGTCGCTTCGTTCCCCTCGTACGTTATTCCGGAAGGAGTGGCGGCGGCTGGAGAAATTCAGCAGCATGGGGAATGGCTTCACCTTTGAACTCGAGACGTTGATTTTTGTCTCGATAATCGCGGCTTGCTGCGACTTGAAGGTAGGCGAAGAGCTGTTTTGCTACGGGGATGATATTATTCTTCCGAAGCAACATAGCCGCGAGGCCATGGCAATCCTCCAGGCATGTGGGTTCACACCCAACATGAAGAAATCATTCGTCGAGGGGCCCTTTCGGGAGTCCTGCGGCGGTGACTACTTTTCTGGATACGACGTCCGCAGTTGCTTCGCGGACGGTACGTTTGGATCGCCTCTAGAATGGGTGGCACTTCACAACAATCTCAGGCAGCGTTACCCTCGGGCGACGCTTGCTTTAAAGAGATGCGTGGATGCCATTCCAACTAGGTTGCAGTTGTGGGGACCTCCTCATTTGGGTGATGTCGTGCTTCATGAAACCCCCGCCAAAGGGTGGGGTCGAGCACGCACTTGGATGTGTAAGGAACACACGGGCGTTCGATGGTTAGCTACCATCAAAGCGCAACCGCTTCGTATACCGATAGATCGTTGGGGGGAAGAGTTTATTATCCCCCTAATGCTCCTAGGTGCGAAGTCCTCTGGTATTGTCCCTAGGGACGCTATCCAGGGGTACTGCATTACGAAAACTAGTGTTAGTTAGCCTTCGGGATCCGGGGTAGTACCCCGGGGATTATCGTCGTGAGACGAGGATCTTGGTGATCCGGCGTGAAGCCGGAGATCCTTTCCCACAAACTGGAGGGGGG